TAGGATTTGTGGATATGGTTTCGACTTGGGAGGAATACGATCAGGCTAAAGGATGGAAGGTATGATCAAACTATCTATCCTAGTTCCTTCAGTATCTGAAAGAAGATCGACATTCTTACCAAAGTCTTTGGATATGCTTTATGGTCAGTTGGAAGCATTGCCAATAGAAAAGCAATCAAAGGTAGAAATCATTTATCTGATCGATAACAAGACCATGATGCTTGGAGATAAGCGTAATTTGATGGTAGACATGGCTAAAGGCAAATACATTACCTTCGTAGATTGTGACGACAGGATAGAGCCTGATTACATTGCTACATTGCTAGAAGCTACTGAATCAGATGCGGATTCCATTGTCTTCCAAGTATCGGTTTCTTTGAACGGACAAGCACCTAAAATATGCTACTACTCAAAGGACTATCCGAACGATTACAACACAGCAGAGGCTTATTTTAGATTGCCTAATCACATTCCATGCATTAAGCGTGATGTATCAAAGAAAGTGTCTTTTCCTAGCCTTAAACGGGCAGAGGATGCCGGATACGCTAAACTTTTGAAGCCTTATTTGAAATCAGAATACAAGATTGACAAGGTGTTGTATCACTACGATTACAACGATATGACCACGGTAGCACAAGAGGACATTCCACAAATCAGAAGCAAACGTATGGCAAATTCAGATATTACCGTGGATGTGGTCTTTGTATCCAATGCAAGCAAGGTAGGCACTAGAATGACTCAGAATGCAATCAACACTTGTATTCAGGGTGCAAATGGGTTAAGAGTCAATTGCATTGTGATTGAAGAAAGAAGAGGCTTTAATTATCAGAACGCTACAACCTACAATCCAGATCAGCCATTTAATTACAACTACTATCTAAACTTTGGGGCTGTCAGAGGTACAGCACCTTGGATCATGTTTTGCAACAATGACCTAGTATTTAGAAATGGGTGGCTTCATTCTTTATTGAATGCAGAATATCCGATTGTATCTCCTATATCCGTTGCTGATTTTAGGCAGAAAGGTATTACCGAAAATGAGAAAGGATGGGAATGTGGAAGAAATCTATCAGGGTGGGCATTTATGATGAAGCGAGACCTTTACAATCAAATCGGAGGTCTTGACAATGACTTTGACTTTTGGTTTGCAGATAATTCATTGATTGAACAGCTAAAGCGTTTGGACTTACCTCCTATGCTTGTACCTATGTCCAGGGTGGATCACCTTGGAAGCCAAACATTCAAGACTAAGAACATTAACGAGAGAAACGATTTGATGTGGGCAAAGCTTGACCTATTTAATCAGAAGTATAATCAGAATCTATTTACAGATCATCCAAAATTCATAGAATGGAAAAGATTGCGGTCGGTATAACTACCCACAACAGAAGAGAGGTATTTGAGGAGACCTTGAAAGAATGGCAAAAGTATCTCCCATCTAACGGAGTTATTTTTGTGGTGGATGATGCATCAAAAGAGCCTGTTAAATCTGATTTTAGGTTTGAGGGAAATGTAGGCATAGCAAAAGCCAAGAATAAGTGCCTTGAATTAGCTGAATCGTTTGATCATATCTTCTTGGTAGATGACGATGTTAGGCCAAAGAAAGTCGATTGGTTTAAGCCATACATTGAATCGAATGTGAATCATTTGTGCCTTACGTTTGATAAAAAGAGCAACGGCAAGGTGTATAGTCCATCTATCCGGTGCGATGCAGAGATTTCAGGGCTAATGTCTTATACTGCTCCAAATGGGTGTATGCTCTACCTTAGAAAAGAATGCCTTGCTATTGCTGGAGGTATGAGGCCTGAGTTTGGATTGTGGGGATTTGAACACGTGGAATACTCACAAAGGATTCACAACTTAGGACTGACTCCAAAGCCATTTATGGATGTCAAGAATAGCATGGATTTGTTTGATGTGTTGGATTGGCGATATGCTGTTACTTCTTCTTTGACGATTGAAGAAAGAAGGACTAGCGGTCAGAAGAATCTAAAGATTTACGAAAAGTTTATGCATTCGGCTGAATTTGTGCCTTACAAATGAAGATTTGGTATTCAAACCCATATAGCACCTCCTTAAACATTGGAGGTGCTTACAATGCATTCATAAAGCAATTAAGCCCTAACGAAGAAGATTGGATCGTCTTGCAGGATGGAGATATCATGTTTTTAACTCCTGATTGGGGTAAACGAATTGAATCAGCTTTAGCCTTAGACGGTGATAAATTTGGCTTGGTTGGCTGTTATACCAATATGCTAATGAATACCCATCAATTGCATGAGAAAAGGCACAACAAAGACAGAGATATCTTTAACCATTACCAGATAGCTTTGCAATATGATCAGCAAGGAATTGAAGAATATAAAGGCATTGTGGCTGGATTCTTTATGGCATTTCAGTACAAAACTTGGAAGTCTGTTGGTGGTTTTATAGAAAATAACATTGCCTGTGATACGATCTTCAATCAGATGGTAAGAGACAAAGGATTAAAGGTAGGATTGATCAGGTCTTTGTATGTTTTCCATCTTTACCGGATATGGGCAGAAAAAGAGCCTTGGAATGAAAGAAAGCATTTAATGAAATAATTTTATAAATTATGCCATGATCAAACTAGTTCAGGACTATATTCCATTTCGTAAGGGAGAAATTCTTACCTTTGGGAAACAGCATGATGCAAAGCTAGTTAGTGAAGGCATTGCAGTTTGGACAAAGATTGCCAATTTAGACATTAGAAGAAAATGAGCGTTAAACGACCATTACAAATAGATTACCCATCACAAGTAGACACCGAGCCTATCACGCTTGCAGAGGCTAAAGCATGGCTTCAGATCGATTATTCTGATTGGGATGCTGTGATATTAAATGATTTAATTCCAAGGGCTAGAATCGAATCAGAGAAAGCTTCAGGGATGCTTTATGTAGAACGTGAAGTAACTATCTCAAACAACAAGAGAGACGAGCGTATTTACCCTGTTGGGCCTTGGATTGAAGATGTGACAACGGATGATACAGAGGTGGAAAATTACAGCTACCTAGCAGGGTTCAATGAAGATAATCCATTGCCACAAGATTTGAAGGTGGCGATGCTTAAAAGGATTGCTACTGACTTTGCATTTAGGCAGAACATGATTGACATTCAAACCTATTACACAGCTAAATCTAGCTTTAGTGAAGAAACAAAATATAGATCAGATTTATTCGTATAACAAATGACACATAATACAGCTACAAGAAATGAAATGGCGGCCGCATTTGCCGCTCTTTATAGTGGAGGTACTCTTGAAATCAGAACATCAGGAGGTACTACGCTATTAGCAACAATCACTCTTCCAACACCTGCTTTTGGATCACCATCTACGGGGGTGGTATCTAGAAATGGTACATGGTCTGCTACTGCTTCAACAAGTGGAACGGCTGCCGTTGGTAGATTTAGATCAGCGGACACTTTAAAAACCACTGATTTCACTATTGGTACATCAGGACAAGAATTGAACTTGGACAACGTTTCAATCATTGCTGGTGGTACAGTTACTATCAACTCATTCACCTATACCTTCCCTGCATCGTGATAAGCACCCGTGATCAGTTGATTAATGCTTTGGGTAATACTTCAAGCCAAATAGTAATAGATAAAGCGTCTATTGCTAACGCTGTGGCAGGACAGTATTTCTCCCTATGGAGGGCAACAGGAGTACCAGGACAAGGGGCAATTCCAACCACTACGGCTGTATGTAACAATACGCTAACTGGAGCGATGAACTTTACCCAACAAGTAGCACCTGCAACAAGCTATGCAGGATTTGCTTCATTTACTTGCTCTAACGCTGCCGTAGCAATTGAAATACATGATCGACTTGCTCACATGGGAGGCCTAAATGCTACTTTAACAACACCTCAAACAGTAGACATTGATTTGAACGTATTATCGGCTGATAACATTGTGACAAGAAGAGGTGATACTAACTTCTCTGATGTTATGTGGTGGATGGAATGGTACGCAGATACAGGAGCAACTGCATCCAACGCTACGATTAACGTGACCTATAATGATGGTACTTCAGGAAACCTAACGGCACTTGCGGTAGGCGGTACAGTAAGAGCATCAAGATGCATTCCATTGAATGGTCTAATTCCTTCAGCAGATTCAGGTAAGTTTATCCGAGACATCAACAACGTCACCCTCTCAGCTAACACCACTGGAGCAGGTAACTTTGGATTTACGGCTACAAGACCTTTGATGCAGTTACCTTTGAATGTGGCGAATAAGACAGAAATCTTTGATTGGGCGGCATTGGGTCTTGAGCAAATTTTCAATTCAGCCTGTTTGTCTATTATTCAATTGGTTTCTACTACCACAACAGGAACAGTTCGAGGTTTGCTTAAAATCCCTCATGGATAAATGCGGGTTATATTTCCTCAGTTTGACAACAAAAAATCAGGGGCTTCAGACACTTGGGATGATGGTCTTTCTGGTGTTTTGTTGTCAGACGATTATTTTGTAACATCAGAAAACCCAACTTTTCAAGGTAATGGATCACTTGTCCAAGGATCGCAAACTATTAGCGGTTCAGGTTTTGTAACTGTTCCTATATTTCAAGGATCGGGTGCTTTAACTCAAGGATCACAAACTATCTCAGGATCGGGTGCTGTAACAGTACCAATTTATCAAGGATCGGGAGCATTATCGCAAGGTTCACAGACTATAAGTGGATCAGGAACTCATATACCTCCAATATTCCAAGGATCAGGGGCAATAGTTCAAGGATCGCAGACCTTATCAGGTTCAGGTGCATTTACTGTACCTGTATATTCAGGAAGTGGGGCATTAGTACAAGGCTCACAAACATTATCAGGTGATGGTGTTCGAACAGTTCCAATTTTTCAAGGAAGTGGATCATTAACCCAATCAAGCCAAACAATATCAGGCGAAGGAACTAGGACTGTACCGGTATTCCAAGGCGATGGTGCATTACTTCAAGGTTCTCAATCATTAGCTGGTTCAGGATCGTTTTCTTTTGCATCATTTACAGGTAGTGGTGCATTAGTTCAAAAGTCTCAGACATTGAGTGGTGATGGAAGTTTTGAATTACCAATAATATTTGGAAACGGAGCATTAGTAGGTAATGCAGGGTTATTCTCAGGATTAGGTCAGTTTATTCCTATACCTATCTTCGGATCAGGTGGATTAATTCAGACTATCGGAAGCTTTCAAGGGTCAGGTCAATCATTTGAGCCAATAGTATTGACCTTTATTAGTGGCAATTCAAGGATGGTCAGAAACTCACAAGGTAAATCAGCTATTGAGAATCAAATTGATAAGACCTCAAAAATTAGCTATCTTAGCGAAGGAAACAGTGCAATAAATACAGATATTCCATGATAGTAGGTGCAACAGATCAAGTAATTACCGTGAATGTAGAGAAAGACATTACAGGCTATTCTACTGCATTGATCAAGTATATCAAGCCAAATAAGACTACTGGTCAATTTACGGCTACTGTAACAAGTGCGACTAATGGAGTATTAGTGTATGAGATACAGAACGCATCAGATATTAATCTTGCAGGTGATTGGGTATTTTGGGCTTACATCACTTACCAAAATGGAAAGATTGGAATAGGAGAGCCATTTGTGGTAACGGCTAAAAATCAAGGCCAATTATGATCAACTTCGGAAAATATGATCAGAAAGTTTCATTCGTATCGTTTCAGGATGTGGATGATGGATTCGGTGGCAATGTTCCAACGGCTTCAACTGTGCTTACTACTTTTGCGAGAGTTCAGCAACTGAGAGGATCAAACGCAATAGAGGCTTCTCAATTAGTCTTACCTAATACGTATGAGATAGCGATTCAATACAGGTCTTCGTTCACCCCCGACGAGTCAATGCAGATTCTTTACAAGTCAACCTATCATAAGGTGACAGGTATCAGAATCAACCACGAGAGACAGCATAAGGAGTACATTGTAACGGCTGTAAGTACCGGACAAACACAGACCTTCCAAAATAATTTAGATTCAACTCTAGATCTGACATTATGACCAAGATAGCCTATACCAATAAAGTAGCTTTAGCGAGCAATCCTGTTGCTGAGATCAACAAGGTAACGGATGCCAATATGAACGAGATTAAAACCTCAGTCAATAAATTGTATGATGTGGCTGGATGGGTTGAATATAAGGACTTGACTAACACCTCATCTAACAAGCAATCCTTGACTGCTGGGCAAGAAACGGCATTGACTATTGATGGGGCTAGTACGATAAAGACCTATAAGCCATTGGATATGGGTACGGCTGAACTATGGGCAAGTAACAAGATTACACCTTTAAGACTTGGCGATACTTATTCTATCAGGATTGACTTTAACGCTGAGATAGCTAACTCCAACGGATACTTTGACTTTGGAATTTACATTGATGGGGCTATTGGATACGCTATTCAGGATACCTATACCTTTCCAAAGGGTGCTGGAACTGCTCATAGATTCAGCCTAAACTATACAATCTATTGCTTGCAGACCTTTCTAACCAACGGAGGTATCTTAAGGATCAATCCATCTCATACCATGCTTGTATGGGATAAGCGGATTATTCTTTCACGCATTTATTCGAATGTGTAATGTCTGTCAAGGTTAAAGGCTTGGATCAGGCTTTGAAGGCTTTAGAAGGCCAAGGAGATAAGGCTGTTCAAGCTGTTAAAGATGTTTTGGCAGATGTGGCAACAGGAATAGAATTAAAAGCTATTCAAAATGCACCTAGTCAATTTGCTGGGCTTGACCTAAACATAAAGCAAAGAATTGACAAGGTAGTAGAAGAAAATGGATTGGTGTGGAAAGTAGGAATACAAGCTGCCGATCCTGAATTTGAAATAGAGGCTTGGTTGGAATTTGGAACTGGCTTGAGTGCAAAGGAAATACTAAACAGGCCAAACTATACGGCTGAAATTAGAGATTTAGCTTATCAATTTTACCGTAACGGACAAGGTACAATAGTTGGTAGACCATATTTGTTTCCTGCATTCTTCTCAGAAACTGCTAATATTGTACAAGAAATCGAATCAGAAATAGACAAAGCAACCAAATGAAAGAAGTATCCTCAGAACTACGCAAGGCAGTAATTGAAGCAATAACACCGCTAACGGTTGCAGGGGTGACAATACCCGTGAGAGATACTTTCTTCCCTCCTACTGTCAATCCTGCGACCTATCAGAACGGCCAATGCTATGTTTTGATCACAGATCAAGACGAGGCAGAGACAACAAATAACGATTGCTCAACAAGGCAAAACGTTAGAATTACAATCGACATTGTGACTAAGTTTCCAACAGGCAATGGAGGTAAAAAAGCATCTGAAGACATTAGCGATGCAGTCCAACAGGCTGTTATTCTTGGATCAATCACTTTACCTGTTGATTGGCAAATCTTGAACATTCGAAAGGACTTTAGCAGGACAATAATTGAGCAGGGGTCTACTCAGGTGGCTTACAGAAAGTTGATTAGTTACACATTTGATGTGTTTGAAGTTTGATATTATTTTTTTTCTCTATATTTGGATAAACGAATAAGCACATGGCTACTTATAATCTCGGTACTTACTTTACCTTCAAATGGAACAATATTCCAGTTGTTTGTAAATCTTCTACTTCCGTTTCCATCTCCAATGAATCTGTTATCGTGAGAAACGATTGTACAGGTGACTACGGCGTAAGACTTGCAGGAGGTGACAAATCAGGGTCTTTCTCTTTCTCTGGAGATGTTGACTTTGCATCTGCTGGCGTTACTGACCTTTCTGCCTTCGATCTATTCGACATGATCGGTGAGGTGTATGAAACAATCTGGGGAGGTTCACAGTCAGGTGACAAGATCATCACCGTTGATGCTCAGTTGAACTCATTGGAAATCACAGCAGAAAGAACTACGGCAGTATCCTTTACAGGTACTTTCGACTTTGCAGGTACTCCTGTTGTATCTGTAATTCCAACCTAAATAAAACTACATGGCTAAATACCATTCAGC